ATTTGATATAAATGGTACTCCTGTTGCATTCGCACAGAACACAGAGTGGTATATAATTAAAATTGATGACGATAATTTTAACTTAGCACAGTCAAAATATAAAGCTAGAACAGGTCAAGCATTACTTGCAACAACTAATGGTAGTGCTGGTCAAGATATTGTATTGTCAATAGCATATAAAATTGCAGGAGATTTACCAGCGGATAGCGTTACAGTCATACAACAACCAGCAGATACAATATATGATATTGGTGACTCATACACTATTGGTGGCAAAACAATCATAATACCAGGTGACACTTATACAACAACAGAATATGTTGTAGAGCAACAAACTCCTGGATCATACACAGTTCCATCTCCAACTATAGAACAGTTACCAATCTCAGGTGTTGCTGGACAACTTGGTGGTTCTGGTGGTGGAGGTGCTACTAGTGATGTTGATGGTACTAATGGTGGTGATAGTTATTATGAGTTTAATTACAATGGAAATCAAATACAAATCGTAGCAGAAGGTGGAGTAGGTGGCGCAGATGGTGATGCTGGTGGAGCTGGTGGATCTGGAGGTCAAGCGAGAATTGTTTCTGGTGCAAGTGGAGCAACAAATGTTACTGCAACAGGCACATATACTGTAGGTGGATTAGATATTAATATTACTCAATATGAAGAGGGAAATACTGGTGGTAATGGTAGTACTTTGGAGGGAGGTACAGGAGCGACTACTGCATATATCACAGGTGCTGGTGGTGATGGTGCTAGAACTTTATACACTGGGACAAATGAAACATCACAGTCATATACCACACCGTCTAGTTCTTTCTATACTTATACTATTCCTGCTACATGGCCACTTGATAGTCTAAAAGCAGTTATTAAAGGTGGTGGCGGTGGATCAGGTGGTACTGGTGACGGTGCTGCTGGCTGGTGGGCAGGTAATGGTGGTGATGGTAAAAGTCTCACTGTAAACATTGATCCTTCAGGTATAGGTGGATTAAGAGTCTACGTTGGTGGAGGAGGAATAGCTCCTAATAATGTTAATACTGGAGGTAATCCAAAATATCTTGGTGGTAGTGGAGCAAATAATGGTTTCTCTGCTGGTGGTAATGGAGGTACTGGAACTGGTGGAGGCGGAGGCGGAGGCGGTGGTGCTGCTTCTGCTGTTGGTACTTCTGTGACCATGGTCGCTGGAGCTGGCGGTGGCGGTGGCGGAGGTGCTGGTGGTGATGGTGCCCAAGGTGCTGATCAAAATGGAACTGTTACTGGTAATGATGGTGCTCAAAATTTAAACAATATTTTCTCTGGAAGTGGTTCTAACGGTGGTAACTCTGTCTGTTCTGGTGGAGGAGGAGGAGCTGGCGGTGGTGGCGTTGGCTTTGGTGCTGGTATCGGTGGAGGTGGAGGTGCTGGAAACGGTTCTAACGCACGTAGAGACGGTTATGGTGGTCAAAGAGGACAAAGTGGATATAGAGGTTCTGGTGCAGGTGCTACAGCATCATTTATTACAGAGGGAAATGCTAGTAATGGTGCTGTTGTTGGTATAGGACAAGAAATTAGTGGTTCTGCTGGATCTGTTGAAATCATTGCTGTAGAAAACCAGACATTCTATGGTGATGGTGGAGGTGGTGGTGGATCAGGTGCATACTTAGCATTCCAGTTTGATTCTACTAGTATTAATGCTGGAACAATGGTTGTTGGTAATAGTGGTGATTCTGGTGGTCAAGCAGGTAATGGTCTAGTTGGTTATCAAGTGGTAGAAGAGTCTGGTGGCAGCACAGGAACATCAGTAACTTCTGGAATATTTGATAGTGCAAGTCCTAATGTTGATTACATTCAATCTGGAACTGGATCTGGTGTCAATGGTGGATTTGCTTCTACTAATACTGAAAAATATCTTAGATTTTTTGGACAAGAAGCTGTAAGATATGCAAGATCAATTGCAATTGATGCTACTATATCTAACTCAAAGGGTTCACCAATTAATACAGTTAAAATCAGAGTTATTCGTGGTGATGGTACAAACGGTGGAGAAACACCAGGTGAACCACTAGAACTATTTGCTAGTAATGATAATGCTACTAGTTTTAATAAGATTGGTACAATATCTGCTTCCACAGGTCCTACAACTTGGACTTTAGTTGATATTGTTATTCCAACAGTATATCAAGTACCTAATTTAGTTTTAGAAATAAGACAAACAAGATTTAGTGCTGGAAATCCGAATAACGACAATTATGGTATTGATTACGTTGCATTTTCTCATGAAGAAATAGAGACAACAGTAACATCATTTCCCTCTGGTAGAACTGATTTAGGAATTGAATTTGTTACTGAGCGTATTGAACCACAGGGAGATCCAATCAACTCTTCTGGTCTTGAAGTAAATGAAGGAACATTTACTCTATCGTCTGCTGTTAAATTAAATGTTGATTCTACATTACAACCAAACATTGACATTCCGCTGTTAACAAGGTATCATTTAGTTAAGTATATGATCAGAGCATATTAATGTTAGAAGCTAGTGAGAGTGGATTAATAATTGATCCTGATAGATTAGAAGGAAAATTTGAAGATTTCATAGGTGTGTATAGAAGATTTGTACATCATGAAATATGCAATGCAATTATATCTAATTTTGAAAATCAAATAAAAATTAATCCAGATTACGTGTTACAATATGGCAAAGAGCAAATGCCACAGAAAAAACTAGCACGTCATGATATTAGTATGATGTATGATGATATTGATATGGGATTGTCTGCACATTTCTATAAATATCTAAATTCTGCACTTGAGAATTATAAGCAAGAGTATGATCATATCAGTAAAGTTAAACTAGCATCAATTGGTTTGAAAGTGCAGAAAACTCCAGTTGGAGGTGGTTATCATACTTGGCATTATGAGAACTCTAGTTTTAGAGCAGCAAATAGAGAGTTAGCATGGATGGTATACTTAAATGATATGCCAGATGGTGAAGCAGAGACAGAATTCATGTATCAAAAGAAGAGATATAAACCACAAACAGGTACATTATTGATCTGGCCAGCAGGGATGACACACGTTCATCGTGGAAACACTGTCTTTACCCATGATAAATATATAGCGACAGGTTGGTTCATCAAAATCCCTTAATCAAATGGCAGACATACGTGTAGTAGTGCAATTGAATGCACTAGAAAGAATGATTATTGTTAATGGAAAGACTCAATTCATTGAGGAGGATTATTGGAATAACAATATCCAAAATGTTTTGTATCCATTTTGGACATCTGACAAAGATCGTTTGATTCACTTGAATTACTTCAGTGATGGGTCATATGGTATTGAAAAGAAAAAATATGTATATGATCGTGCAACTAAAGAAAGAGCATGGAAGACATATTCATGGGTAGAACCTACTAAGTCAGAAGTAGCACAAATTGCTGAAACTATCAAAGAGAAATACTTTGAATATCAAGATACTGAACAAGAGATTATTCAAGAAAAACTATACAATGAGTATGGTAGATGGAACAAGGTATCTTGGGAAGGTCTTAGAATGATTAGAAACTTTCTCCTTACAGACAGTGATTGGACACAGATGCCTGATGCTGTAGTTGATACAGATACAAAAGCAATGTGGACTAAGTACAGAGCTAAGTTAAGATCATTACCACAAGATTACGATGGTCAAGATGCAGATGATGTTAAGTTTCCAATGAATCCACTATATTATAAAATTTGGATTGATCAAGTAGATATTAATAATAATAAAGTTAATGAAGGAGAATATTTAGAGACAGATTTTCAATTTGGAAAATTTGACAAAAGTACATATAACGAGTATGCTAAGAGAATTGTAATGACAATAGCATCTAACTATAAGATCAAGAATCCTGATGAAATCTTCTCATCTAAACCTGTACTTCTTGAAAATGTGCCAGATGAAAAATATCCTACTACTCAATCAGAATTAGATGCATTACTAGAAAAAATAAAAAATAACAATGTTTAACTGAATTATGAATGAAAATGAATTGAATATCGTTATTCTCACGTTAGTATCGGGAGAAGAGGTAATTACTAATCTAAAAGATTATGTTCAAGAAAAAGATGGCGTTGAAAAACAAGTGTGTTATAATATGATATATCCATTTACAATATCTAGAAAAGGAGAAGAAAGTTCATCTTTAGTAGTCTTTTCACCATGGAAGTATTTTTCAAAAGATAATTCATTTTTAATTGGTTATG